AATGAAGCCAAAAAGAAGACGCAAAGACAGGTAGAAAGACAGAGGTGTGCGGACATTTCTGCACTTTGCAGAGAGTTCCATGTTTCTTGTGAAAATGAGAAGAAGTTTATTGAGGCAGGAGATAGCGTTGACAGCGTAAGAAGTTTTATCCTTGATGAGGTAAGGAAAAACGGTTTTCCAATCGCAACAAGGGTTACAGTGACTGAGGATGAAGGAGACAAGTTTAGAAACGCTGCATCCGATGCACTCTTAATGAGGGCGGGCGTTGAACTCGAAAAACCTGCCGATGGTGCAAACGAGTTAAGACATATGTCTCTTAGGGATTTAGCTATTGAATGTATGAAAGATACCAAGAGTGGAAACCTTTCAAGAATGTCATCTGACGATATTTTTAATATGGTTCAGAGACAATTTTTCAATCCTACAGCTGCGTTTCCAGCAATGCTTGATAATGTGATTAACAAGGCTTATACGGAGGGACATAAGAAGGTTGCGGTTACATTTGACAGAATCACAAAGCCAGGAACTCTTCAAGATTTTAAGATTGCCAATAACAATTATCTTGCAGGCCCTGCGGGAGAGTTCTTGAGAGTGCCTGAAAACGGCGAACTTAAGCACGATACCCATAAGGATGTAAAGCTTCCAACAAGACAGCTTGATACTTATGGCAGACAGTTCACTCTTACTAGAAAGGCATTCATAAATGATGATATTGATCTTATTACAAAGATACCTGCAAAATATGCAGCAGCTGCTAGACAGACAATCAATACACAGGTTTATGAAATACTTGTGAATAATCCTGCTGTTTATGATGGTACAGTACTTTTCAGTAAAGCCCATGGCAACCTTGTCACAAATGGAACCGGTGTAACAAAAGAGTCAATGCAGGCGATGATGCTCGCATTACAGGCACAGATAAACGAATTTGGCAAGGCTATTATAATAAGGCCTGCTAAGATTGTTGTCCCTGTAGGTATGTCATTTGATGTTTACGCACTGTTTAACAGCCAAACTATCAACACAACAGGCAACACTCAGGCTGCTAATCCGCTGTATAAATATGCAAGTCAAATTGAGGTTATAGAAGATCCAACTATCAATGTGCTTTCAGGAGGATTCGGAAAGGCTATGCCTTGGTTCTTACTTGGCGCAAATGATGATACCGACTTTATTCAGGTTGATTATCTTAACGGTCAGGAAGTTCCGACCATTAGAAGGTCAGAGGCTCCAGGTACACTTGGCTTCATCTGGGACATCTACCTTGATTGGGGTATCAGTGTTATGGACTTTAGAGGTGCGATTAAGAATCCGGGTGTGGTTATCAATAATCCACTTGAAGTGTAAAGGAGGTAGAGGATGAAGGCTACATATTGGCAGAGGGGAGAAACCCTTGATTATGTAAATGAAGGTACAAAAGTCATTGAAGCGGGAGAGATTATAGATTTTAAGACTAGAATAGGTATTGCAGCTTATTCAATTAATCCAAAGGAAAAGGGAACGGTACACATGGTGGGTGTTTACAGCATTAAAAAGAAAGACCAGACAGAAATTAAAATGGGAGCACCTGTATACTTTGTTGAGGACGGAATTACTGCTATCGCAGGAAGCAATACACCGGCTGGTTATGCCGCTGAAGCTTCACCGGTAAAAGCACCTGAAATTCTTGTAAAACTTATGGGTTAAGGAGGTATTCATGACAACAATAGGAAGAAAGAATCTTAAGGAGCAGGCGGCAGAGCCTGTTCCTGTAGAAGAAAATACTAAAAATGAAGCTACAGAAGAAAAAGAAATTGTAGAAGAACCTAAAACTATTGAGACGGAAGAATCTGAAATTATTGAAGCAGAAGAAATAGAGCCAATAGAGATTGGAAAACAGAAAACGAAAAAAGTTTTAAAAGCTATAACTCACATTCTCTACAATGGTAGAATATATGAGCCACAAGAGGAATTGCCTGTTGATAATACTGAAATGATAGAAGCTTGGACAGACGCAGGAACAGCAATCTGGGATTAAGGAAACAGATATGACATTTAAGGAACAAATTGTAACAGATAATAAAAACGTATTTATGAATGCACTTGAGTTTTCAGAGGAACATATTATAGATGGCAAAAAAATGTTATGCATAGTGGATAATAATGAGCTTATGGCGCGTAGGGTAAAGTATAAATACAAGTCTAAGTTTTATGTAGATCAGGTCGGGATAAAAGACCTCCTTATTTATGTTAGAGCTGAAGACTTTGGAGCATTACCTGCTATTGGAAGAACGCTCATATTTGATGGAAAGCCTTATATAATCTGCGATGCTGTGAATGAAAGTGGCATATACAGTATTAATTTGGAGATGAACAAGGCATGATTTATATTGAAATTGATACAGAAGATCTTCAAAACACACTAAGGGGATTAAACATACCAAAAGGTAAGTTAAACAGCATATTAAAAGCAGCAATTAACCGAACAGCAAGACAAGTAAAAAGCTGGCTACCGGAGGAAGCGGAAGACAGATACCACATTAAACGAATAGGTCAGGTTAAAAAAGGACTTAAGATGACAGGTGCAAAAGTAAGCAATCCTGTAGCTCACATAATATCAAGTGGCCATGCTAATGACTTGTATGACTTTAATGTGACATCAAGAAGATACAATCCAAGTAACAGGCCGGCTGCAGGTCATAAAGCAAATGTACTTAGGGCTAATTCCCCTGTGGCACTTATGTTCAAACCCAATGCGAGCAAAGATAAGTACAGAGCATTTGTGGTGAAGTATAAAAGTAAACATGTCGCAATCGCACAGAGAATTCCGGGCAAAAAAATGAAAGGCAACAGTAAAAAAGAGGCAATAAGGAATCTTTATTCTATTTCAACACCTGCAATGTTAGGGTATGAAAAGGGAGTAATGGCTAAAGTATCTCCAAAAACCGAGGAATTATTAGCCTCCGAGGTTGCTAAGGGGATAGCGAGGTATTTAAAATTATGAACCCATTGATATTACAGAAAGAGCTTATAGAAGAACTGAAGCTTATGTTTTCCGATGTAAAATTTAATGATCCATTGGGTAAAAGTGTAGGAATAAATATCTTCGCACAAAATACCCCATTACTTCAAAACGATGAAGAAACTGAGCCTATACCATATATTATAGTTCACTTAAATGATGGTGAACAAAAGGTAAGGGGAGACAGCTTTAACATAGTGGATGTAACTCTGGTAGTAGGCATATATGACCATGACAGTGCTAATCAGGGGCATAAAAATGTTATAGATGTTATTTACAAAATACAGGATAGATTCTCAAAGAAACCCGCACTTAAAAAGACTTCTTTTACAGGAGATTTTAAGTGGACGGTTATGGATACTGAAACGTATCCATATTATTGGGGAGCCTGTGAGATGAGTTTTTATATTCCATCAATAAGAAGGGAGGACGAATTAAGTTGAGTAAGAAAGAAGAAAACACAAATCTAGATGCTGCAGTAAGTGAGAGTACAGAAAAGCAAGATAAAAAAGGGGGGAAAGACACTTTGGAAAATGTTATTTACTTAGGACCCGATATTCCAAATGTAGTAAACAGTTCGACAGTATTTGCAGATGGAGTTCTGCCGGATGTTGTAAATGAGAAGATAAAGGAATTGCCAATTCTCTCCAATCTCTTTGTACCTGTGAGCGGAATGGTTGAAAAAGTTAAAGAATTAAATAATGCTGGAAGCTTTGCAAATACAATATATGCAAGGATTAAAGCTGAAACAAAAAAGGAGGTTTGATTTTATGGAGTACGAGCATGGTGTTGGCGTAAGAGAAGTGGATACAAAATTACCTCTTCCAATTGAAAATCTTGGAGGTGTGTCAATTGTATTTGGAACTGCACCGGTCAGCTTAACTAAAATGCCAAAAGAAACAGTAAATAAGCCATTTTTATGCAGAACATTTGATGAGGCTAAGGGGGCATTAGGGTATTCAGACGATTATGAAAATTATACTCTTTGTCAGGCTATGGATGCCTTTTTCAAGATTGCTAGGACTGCACCTGTTGTATTGGTAAATGTTCTTAATCCGGAAACTCACAATGTAGCTTATAGTGAAACACTTACCATAAAGAATAAACAGGCTGTATCAACTAAGAAAGGAATACTTCTTGATGGTCTTAGAGTAGGAACTTTAACAAGCGATAAGTATATTCTTTCATTTAATGATGAGGGATATCTGGTAGTAACTATTACGGGAGAGGTAAGCGAAACTACTATCGCAATGACAGGAAAGATGATAGATGCAAGCAAGGTTACTGCTGTAGATGTAATAGGCAGTCACAATGTTGCAACAGGTAAAGACACAGGCTTTGAACTTGTAAAAGAGGTATTTACAAGGTTTGGTGTTATCCCAGGCTTATTACTTGCTCCCGGATATTCACAGATTCCGGAAGTAGGAGTTGCGCTTAATGAGAAGTGCAAAAATATTAGCGGTACATTCAACTGTGAGTGTGTGGTAGATATAGACACAAAGAAAGCAACTAAAATCGCGGATGTTAAAAAGGTAAAAAGTGACAGTGGCTTTAATGGAAGCCGTATAATATGCCTTTATCCTATGCTTAAGGTAAGAGACAAGAAGATGTATGCATCTGCATACTATGCAGCAATGGCTTGTAAGATTGATAGTGAAAATGGCTTCGTACCTAATATTACTCCATCTAATAAACCTGCGGATATTGATGCCTTAGTTCTTTCAAATGGTACGGAAATTTATCTCGATAAGACAGAAGCCAATTCACTTAATGCTATTGGCGTAGTTACAGCCCTTAATTTTAACGGATTTAGGTTCTGGGGAAATAACACAGCAGCTTATCCTGATACTAAAGATCCTAAGGATCGTTGGATAGGTACCAGGAGGTTTTTCTCTTGGTGGGGAAATACTTTTGCGGTGGAACACTTTAGTAAGGTTGATAGCCTTATGAATGTAAGGCTTATCGAATATATTGTTGATTCAGCCAATATCAAAGGGAATGCACTTGTAGCACAGGAAAAATGTGCAGGCATAAGGGTAGAGTATAAAGAGGAAGATAATTCTAAAGAGAAACTGCTTGATGGCAAGATAACCTTTAGACATTACCTTGCTCCATATACACCCGCAGAATATATCGAGAATATACTGGAATATGATGTAAATATGCTTCTCACTGCAATAGGAGGTAAATAAGAATGAACAATACAAATTTAATTCCTGAAGTAATAAATAATTGGAATGCATATAATCAGGGGAATAAGCTTATTGGTATAACAGGAACTGTAACACTTCCTAATCTGGATGTTATAACTGAGACTATAACCGGTGCGGGTGTGTTAGGAAGCTATGATACAAGTATTCCGGGGTTTTTTAATTCGATTGAACAGGAAGTGCCTTTTAGGATGCTTGAGGAAGATATGTTTTCCCTTATGGATCAGACAAGGTCTGTAGATCTTACTTTTAGAGCATCGGCTCAGTATACAGAAAGAGAGAGTGCAGCAGTAAACTATCAGGGTATGAGGATAGTTGAAAAGGGAAGGTTTAAAGGGTTTTCTGCCGGTAAACTTGAAGCA